TAATGTCTCCGGGCTTTGCATAGCGGTTCAGAAGCCATTCATATAGTGCCACTGGTTTTTGTGTAGGGTGGATACGCTTTTCATTTAATGCCTTATTCCCCTGCTGAATAGTTCCTTCAGTAATGGACTTTCCCTGGAACATTCCACGCCACATATACCGGAATATGTCTATCCTTTTAGTCAGACTGCAGAATGCCACCTCTGCATCCGACTGGTCAGAACCATCATTGCATTTATCCCATACAATAAGACCACCAGCCAAAGTAAAATCAAAGTAATTGCAACCCCATATAATCTGATTTTTGGATACCCGAAACAATTCCTCGAAGTATTCCCTAGAGGGTGGCTCATTGTCCCACCCTCTGTTTTCGTACTGTCCGTCCTTTACATATGTTTTTGTTCCATTTTTCTGCTTAACATATGTATTCCTATTTTTGCCACCATGCTCATGTAAGCCATACGGTGGATCCACAATCGCAAGGTCAAAGTAAGCATCCGGGAACTCTTTCATCCCATCCATGCAATCCATGTTGTAATATCCAAAATCCATTACGGCATCACCCCCGGAATATCCTCAAAACTAATCTGATTATCTCTTTCAAAGACAATCATCTCATTCTTTGCTCTCTGATAGAAGTTGCGGTCAATCTCAAATCCGAATGCACTTCTCCCAATTTCTGCGGCTGCTCTTAACGTACTACCGCTTCCACAGCAAGGATCAATCACTACATCACCGGGATCTGTAAAAATCTCAATCAGTTTTTTCAGCACCGCTACTGGCTTCTGTGCCGGATGGATTTTCGGAATATCTTTTCCGTCTTTCTCCCACTTGAACCAGTTAAAAATCATTTTCCCAGTGCCACGGATCGTCTTTCCGTCCTCGTCAACCTTTGCACCGTTCCGGAACTTCGGCAGCTTGTCACGGTAGAACACAAGAGCATATTCAGTATCACCAACCACACGCATATTTGCCTTAAGCACCTGCGGACTGTAATTTTTAACAAATACCAACGGTATGTAATGGACGAATCCATGCTTATAGGCGGCATCAATCAGCGTAGGCATCTGTTCAAAAGAGCAGAACACAATCATGCAAGGACTGTTGCTACTTCTTCCCCTGGTAACGCTATTCTTGTCTTCTTTTTTCAGCATCTTTGAGCAGAAATGGAAATACTCATACAGATTGAAGTTGAAATCAGAATTAAATGCCGCCTTGCCTGCCAGCTTGCTTTCACCGTTCTTGTTATCCCCGCCGTTGTACCACATAGGATTACTGCCGTACATGTTATTTCCAAGGTTGTATGGCACATCTGCAATTACAAGTTGTGCCTTGGGGATTCCATACTTTTTGTAGTTTTGCATGGAATCCCGATAAATTTCACACTTTACTTTCATTACTCATAGGAACCGGGTACCCTTTATGCGCGCTGGTTCGGCTCCTTTCTTGGTTTTATCTAACTATCGTTTCTGCTTGCTCCTTGTACATCCTGCCCGCCATCTGCACCAGGTAATGCTGTAAGGCTTCTGCAACGCTGATACGGTGCTTTGTGCAGTATCGGTCAACGTAGCGCTTAAAGTCCTCATTCTGCTCGTACAGGGCGGTGTAATCAATGTTCTGCATCTGGTACTCCTCCTCTTTTTTCAAAAAAATCGCAGTATTTTGCATTCTTTTCATGTTCAAAAGGAAGAAGATAAATTTGCTTTTTTACACATTTGGCAAGTAATACACTTTTAAAAGCTTTATACTGATTCATGTTTACCTTTTCTGCCATAAAATGTTTGCAATTTCTACAATCACGCATCTACTCCACCGCCTTTCACAATCTCGATTGCTTTGTTTATGCACTCTTCTATGCATTTTTCATATGGAGTGTTTTTATAGTAGCACATCTCTTCATTTCCATAGTCCTCCAACTACTCTACAATCTTGTTCTGGTCGTAGATCTTACTTTCTGTAAATGCCTTTTCCATCATCACTGCGGTTTCCGACTCATAGTTACCACAGCAGGTATTCATATCCGCAAGACAACGCTGGAAGAACTCTGCAAATCGGTCTGTGTTATAGTCCACTTCAAATGCCTTTGGAATATCAATTAGTATTTTCATCGTTCGCCCTCCTGTTCCAATCTGTAATTGCTTTTGTTCGCTCGTCTTTCCCTGTTCTGATGCCTCCGTCCTGATCCATGTACATCTCACATTCATAGCTTTTTGGAAATTCTGTTCCGCATTTCATACATTTGATTTTGAACATTACCCCAACAGCCGAATGTGATGACTTATTTGTAATGGTTAAGAACATTGCTTTTCCGCCGCAAAACGGGCACGGCTTTAATTCTTCACTCATACTTCATCCCTCCAATCAATGCGCTGCCCGCAATTCGGGCAATAATCATATCTATCATAATCAACCTCATAATGCTTACCGCAGGAAGGGCAAATCCATGTATCGTATACAAGTTGTCCGTCCGAGAATCCGTCTCCCTCGTAATCCGGTTTCTTTGCTGTCTGCTTCTCCACAGCTTTACGGCATTCTTCCACCGTACCGATCTGGCGGTATGCGTCCCACTTATCAGCGTCTTTGTCTGTAAGCAATCGCAATTTATAATCTGCTTTCCCATTTAGTTCTGGCATCTCATATTTGGTTAGTAAATCTAATATAACATCTAATGCATCGTAACAATCTCCATAGATTTCTCTAAATTTATTTTTGTATTTTCGGTACTGCTGTACCTCTTCCAGTGCCTTGATTGCCATCTCGTAACCTTGGATTTCGTTTTTTCTCTCGTAATTTTGTGTACACATTTTGGCTAAATCAATAGATGTCTCAAGTTCTTTGATTGCTTCATTCTCCGTCATGGCTACTCTCCTTAACTCCATTTAAAATCCTCACAAGGTCTCATTCTCCGCTGATTCTTACCTCTTTTATTGCATATTCCCCAACCACCGTAATGACAATCTTCACAAGTAATCGGATATTGATTTAATTTTTCCTCAATACATTTCTTGCACTGGTAAGAATTTTGATTATACTCATACCGACAATTACGATTTTTGCGTTTGCATGTCGCCATATTACTCCTCCAACAGTTCCTGATTGTCAAATACATTCCCAATCACTGAACATTCATCACCTAAAACTTCATAGCTTTCAGCAGATAATCTGTTTGTCACTTGGAAGGAAATTGTTTCATCATCCCATACGACTTTACCGATGCAATCTGCTTCTGCCAGTCCGCTTTCTGTACTGTATGAATCCCAGTAAGCAACAATGTCATTCTCCCAAATCAGATTACCGTTCTTGTCTTTCACGCCTGTGCACTGGCAGATTGTGGCTGGGGCTACCTCAAATGCCACAAACTGCAAACATCCTTCTTCTCCGACCTTATCACTCTCATTTACCGAGTTACCAACTGTATGAATAAATACTTGCCCTGTTACACCATCATCAATACGATTTCCAATTACCCATTCCCCGTTATCAATCCGCTTTCCACGGAATAAATATCTATCCTGCATCCTCATTCCTCACTTTCTTTCTTAAATTCCGCAGTACACATAATAGCTCCATCGCCAACTCCTCGTCAGTCATGCTCCTGATCCGGTCTGCGTTGATCATAGGTACGTAGTGCTCGCAGTCTCTTTCTATGTCCTCATGTGGACAGTCGTTGATTTTCTCGCACCATGAGTACGCATCAAAACCATTATCCTTTGTTTCTAAATTCTTGCAGTTATTACACTTCGCCATCTCCTACCTCACTTTCCCTGTACGACTCCGGCAGTGGCATCCAGGCTGTAATATCAATATCTTTGTCCACTAATTCCCAATCGCATTTACCGTATTCTTTGAGATAATCAACGCAAGTGGATGACCACCAGTACCACTTTCCATTGCAATAAACCGCAGTATTCGCAAACGGAACATCTTTTATGTCTTTGTAATACGGTTCCGGGTTTCTGTTTATCCATGTTACATTAACTGGTACAAGTTCCTCCGGCAGTCTCTCGCTTACTGGAATCCACACCGGCTGATTCTGCAAGGCGGTGATTGCCATTTCCATAAGTTCTTGCCAATATTCTTCATTTACAAACTCATCCCAATGAGGATTAAACCTGATAATGTCCAAATCCCTGATAGCTTCTTCTCTCTTCATTCCGCACCTTCCATTTCTGCCAGTTTGGCTTCGGCTTCGTTTTTTGTGAGGAATACTGTTTTACCAAAATCACATTTTCTAAAATATGCTCCTATAAAATGATTTGTTACCTTAGCGTAAATTCTATATTGTTCTCCGCTTTCATAAAATGATACACTAGAAACATAAGCTTCATAGACTTCGTCTTTCATGTTCTCATCATATTCAATATCATCAAACACATTAAACGGAGAAGTGACTACATAAACAGTATCTCCCACCTTGCATGGCAACCGCAGTAGCAATCCCTGTTCCTCGGCATCCTCATACCGTTTCAGCTTTTCTCTCAATTCTGCCATTGCCCAAATATTTCGATAGAATATCGCAATCAGACCTCTTACGTCTGCAAACGGGTCAATCCCAAGGTTGTCCATCATTTCTTCGTCAAAAGATTCGTCTTGCAATGGCAAATCTTCTCCTACCAAAGTAGTTGTGAGTTTTCTTACAAAATCTCTTTCGTCTATATCAATCTCATAATCTCTGTATCTGCCACTTCCATCCTTTGCTATGTAACAGCAATTAAGTGCCAGTTCAACCATTCCCATATCTGATACATTCTTTTTAGTTGTCAGTCTCTCCATCCTTGCTCCTTTCCTCATAGTGCAAATTTAACTCTGTACCATCAATGTTGCCGTTCAGCTTATTCTGACAGTGGCACAGCAGTAAATCCAATTCATTTGAGTCCGTAATTTTCTTTGTGCGAATGTACGATAAAACTCTGTTTACACTATCTCTGCGATATTCTGATAGCATTTTTTCATGTTCATGTTTGCACTCTTCAAGTTCTAATTTTGCAGCTTTAACCGATTGCGTTCTGATTTTTACTTCATCAAACTTATTACGGCATTTTTCATAGTCTTTTTCCAATTCTATACGTCTACTTTCTGCAACTTCTTCGGCTGTGTATCCTCTAATCTCTGCTGTTTTTCCCATTCTTGCTCCTTTCCTTGATCCTCGGTCTCTCCACCATCACTGGATAGCTGCACTCATACGGCTTCGTTCGTCCGATTCTAATAGCATCAGCAACCGGATGTGTAGCCATGTAGAGTAAGTCACCGTTCTGAAAGTTTCCTGTTCCCTCTCTCATACAGCTACACTCCTTTTTCCGTATGTACTTGCGATTCTGTATACATTGCAAATTTCTCTGTAATATTTTTCCTGTGCATGGATATGAGCATCCACACGGTCAAGTTCCGTCTCACACCACTTTGCAAATTCTTCTGTGGACAATGGTGTCTCTGAAACATCGAATTTCTCTTTGTTGTCAATCACAAAACACACCATATCGACCGGAATGTGGTTCAAATCCGCAAGAATATGAATCTGTTTGTCCTTGTCCTCTGCTTTTTCATAATTCGCCAACAATTCATAACCTGTCATCTGCATTTATATCACCTCTTATCAAGTTTGATTTCTTTGTCATAGCAACTCTTTTTCGGATTCCCCTCTACCGGAGAAACCATCTTTTTGGGGTCTGTGGTGTATGCTCCGTTTTGCTTTAAGCCAACTTTTCCTTTTTCATCCACATAGCATGACGGTTTGTAACGATCCGGCGGAATGTAGTTGTGAATGCGCCAGTGCTTTACTAATACAACACCACTATCAAAAGATAATAGGAATCTGTTGTCTATCAACGCTTTCAAATCATCATCAGAAGCACCGCACATCCTTATAATTTTCCGTGGGTTGTTCACAAATCCGTCATCATCAGCGTTCATGCAAATGTGGAAATAAAGCATTTGAGCCGTAGCAGAAATATCCAAAAAAGCATCACTCTCAATTATTTTTGCACTGAACATTCGTTTTTCTGCCATTTAGAACTCCTTACTCAAAAATAGGCTTCTCAATATAGATCCTGGTGTTTTCCACCAGTTCTCTCCACAAGTCCATGAAATCTTTTCCGTTGCACTTGTCTCCTGCTTTGTCCATGTGGTCAGAAAACTTATCCTTGAAATTCGTCAGCTTCTTCTTACTAAATCCATCTTCCATAAGGATTATCATTCCATATAGGATGTACCTTGTGGACAACTCATTGATAAGGTTGTTACATCTGACCTGTTCCCGAATGCAGTTCTGCGCTACAACTGACTTGTAATGTGGATAATCAGCTTCTGTAAATTCCTTGTACTCAATCGTCCAGTCTGCAAAATCGTTAAGCCTGCTCTGTAACTCCGTATAAGGCTCATTCTCGTACTTTTCGTTGTACTCGGTGAATTTACCGCAGAAATCAGAAAGTCTCGTCTGTGAGTACTTGTAGTCTTTCCACAAGGTATAGCAGAACAGTGTCAGTATTCCGGTGAATGGACTTCTCTCCGCAGACTGCTTCAAAAGTTCTGTCTTCCGCATAATTTTCAAAATTTCCTGCGGATTGTCATATCGTTTTGGCATTTTATGTATCACCTCCAAGTTCTGTGATTTTCAAGTTCTTTCAGTGGCACATCCGCAGCATTCATCTTCGTATTTCACCATTTTCTGAAAAACTCCTTTAATTTATTGCATACTTGCTGAAATCTATACTTAAACAAGTACTCTTTAAAAGATCTAGTTCCATATTGATAGCAAAGATACATAATTTGTTTTTGAGTAGAAAGAGATTCATAAAACTCCTTGTCAGTTTCTTCAACGTATTGTAAAAGTACTTCATAGTCTGTTTTATTCATTACTTTTACCATCCTTTTCTCCATGCAAAAGTTCCATAAACCGAACAAATTGTCTTTGCGACACTGAATTGTTCTGCTTCTCAGGCTTCAAACTGATGACCAAATGTTTATCTGCAATGTTCGATAGTTCCCTTGCAAGATTGATTCTGCCTTGTGCCAGTCCATCACGGTAACCTTTTCCCGGTCGGTACTCTGCGATCTGCTTCTTTCCATCACCTTGACCACCAGCTGTCTTGTTGCGAAGCTGGTAACCATCGTCCGCATAACGCTTAATCCAGTACTGCTCCCACTTGTCCAGTTCTTCTACCGGATAATGTAAGAATCCGATTTTCCAACCGTATATATTTTCCGCAGAATATAATCCGTGGCTCTTCATGGATAAATCAATGTGTTGGTATCCGTTAAGATGCCCTGCCAGTCTTTGGAGTAGGTGTACCGCCTGTCCCACATACGCAAACCGAAAACCATCCTCGTCTGTTCTTGTCAGAAAGTAAATTCCACTTCCATCGTCCACATGTGGATTGACTGCCAGTATTCTTTCACGATTCTTTCTCTCTATGGATTTTGCTTTTGCTATATTCTTCCAATCAGCCAACCGAATCACCGCCTTTCAAATGGAATCAAATATCCGTCCGGCAAGGCATTTATAATATTTCTCAATGCCCCATATCCTGTTTTTTGCATATTGACTAAAGCATTGCTTTGACAGGTATTCAGTTCGGATATGTTAGAATCAATGCTCTGCATTATTTCACTTCTTAATTGTGGTGTAAGTGGTCTATAAAATGTGTCAGACATTCGCACCTCCATTTCTGTAATTTTCCAGTCTTTCAATCATGGTCTCTCTGCTAATATCTCCGCTCTCATGCCACTCTACCGCATGAAAAACATCGTTAAGATTCTCACTCAAAACCTCAATTCTGATGCTTGCCGACTGGATATACTCAATTAACCGCTGTGTATCTCGTGCTATGTCCTCGTAACCGTACTCCTGCAAGTGCTGAACCATGCTTTCAAGGTTTGCAATGCTTGAACTGTTCATCAGCTCAGGCACATCTTTGTAGCACAAATAATCAAAACTTCCACCACTCAAAATGGACACTCCTTTCCATTCTGTAAAATCCATTCCTTTCCTGCTGCCGCATAGTCCACATTCGCCAATGGAGCAATCTTTTTTACCTCTGCGACACATTCTTTGGCATCAGAATTATCACGGCTTAAATGGCACAATATGAAGTTCTGCAGGGCATCTGATTTGTTCGCAATGACAAATTCTTTTACCGTTTCCAGTTCCATATGACCACGGTACACATGGGATTTCTTAGCATCGTTGGAATCCTCTGTAATGTACTTCTTCTGATAGTTGCATGAAATAAGGATGTGGTTTACTTCATGAAACCGCCACTTAACAAATTCCGTGTCAGTTACATAAAGCAATTTTCCCATTTCCGGGTGAGTAATCAGGAATCCATAGCAAGGGCATTCTGAACCATCAGCGTTGGTATGTGTCCACTTACCATCCAGTGTAGTAAGATCAAATGCCATTATTTTTCCACCAGTAAAGCATATTTCCATAGGTTCTAAACTCTCATATGGTTTAAATACTGGTATTCCCATGTGTTCAAGGTCTGATACGGATAATGAGTGGTCTTTGTGCGCATGGGTGCATATCGCACCCACAACACACTTAACATCCCAGTTAAGACCACGTTTTATGTCCATGATAGAAAGTCCTGCATCCAGTAAAAGCGTTTCGCCATTATCTGCAGTCAGAAGATAGCAGTTGCCGGAAGAACCGGAGCCTAAACATTTTAGTTTCATCAGCGGATACCTCACTATCTGAAAAACAAAAACCAAATCAACGCTGTGAAACTGTCTGCAATAGCTGAGATAAATAAAATAAACACGATAAATCTCATCGGTGTCATTTTGAGTTTTCCGGTGTATGCAAGAGTGATTTTTTCTATTGTGCTAATAGATGAACTTACAAAAAACCGAACAATAAAAAACGCAACCCAAAGTACAATACCTACTTTTACAAAAATCATAATCCCTTTTCCTCCTACTTAAAGCAATCCGGTGTCTCTGCGCTGGCAATGTCCGTCTCTGCCGTCTGCGGTACTTCTTCAAATGTTGCGTCAGGAAACTCGATAGTGTTTGCATTTGCCTGTAGCTCTTCTGCCACAACTTTTTCCACATCAAGTTTCACATCGGAAACATCAGGAAATTCTTCCTGCGCATACAAACCTTGGAATTTATCCGGAAAAGCTTCTCTTAATGCCTGTACAACAGCAACTTTTCTTATCATTGTTGCAGGCTTTTTAGACCATTGACCGTTTATTGTTCCATCTTTTTTTCTTCCAACATATTCATCGAAAGATACTGACTGGTACTCCGGTGTCTCTCTTCCTTTGATAAACACTTTAGCCCAACCTCCTACAATAGATTCGTCCTTAAGGACAAAAGATCCTTCTCTTTCTTCAACGGAACCATCTTTCTTCTGAACAATAATTCCTGCTTTTTTTCCTGCATAATTCGGATTTGCATCGGCTCTTTTTGTAAAAACATCTTTTCCGGTAACAATCGTAGCAGGATCATTGTTTCCAAACTTAATGAGGTATGCTTCTTTCAAAAAAGGATTAAGATGCTGATATCTGCAAAGAGACATAAACATCATTACTTCCTGATCCGATACGTTTCCACCACCGCTTACAAGGTACTTTCTTACCGTTGTTGGGGAAATTTTTACAATTTCCCCATTTGATTCGTATTCCACAATTCCTGTGTTTTCCTGCTTCTTTTCGTCTGCCATGTTTCTACCTACCTTTCTACCTTCTTGATGCCGTCAATTCCTATGATGAATACCTGGGTTGTCTTGGGATTCTGAATCAGTGCAATAGTACTTGCAAACCTATCATGTTTTTTAATTCTTAAAACTTTGTATTCGTCTTCATTTTTAACATCAGAACCTATTACAAAATTCTGTTTGTATCCTAAAAGACCACTCCATGTATCGTATAAGTTGTACTGCTTACTGGTATTCGTGACCTTTACGGTATCTCCCACGCAGATTTCGTCTTTCTTCTCTGGTTCTTTCTCCGGTTTGTAGTTTTCAAGGACAACGTACTCTTCGTGCCATAAACCAAACTGTTCCTCAGAGTTTTTACAAATGCATCCGCTTTTTGTAACATAAGTTACTTTGAAAATATCTCCGTTTTTATAAGTATTCAAAACAGACTTCTCATTAACAACCTTGACGTACTCACCGACTTTAGCTTTTCTCTTCACCTCACGAACACCATTATCAGACTTGACATCTTCGCCCATTAGCCGATTAAAAGCCAACTTTGCACCAGTACGGAAATCAAATTCATCAGCCGGATTGCAGTTTGCTTCTGCTTTCTCGCCAGTGGATTTGTCCAGAGCAACTACTTTGTTGTCATTGCGGTAGATGACAATAGTTGTGTCTACTTTTTCTAAAGCGGCAGAGAATATAGAACCTATTTGGAAATGTTTTAAACCAATGCTTTCCCCAACTACATCTTTGTAAAAAACAGTGCCACCACTGATTTCTGTGATTTCAATTACTGCATCATTGTCTGCAAAATATCCGCTTTTGTATCTTTCTCCAACCTTAAATTTATGTTTTTCCATATTATTCTTCCTCACTTTCCGGCTCATTCATAAATCCACTTGCAACTCCCTGATGCACTGTCACATCAGCTTTGTAAATCTCCTTGATGCTTCTAGGCATCACATGGAATGTCACATCCGTATCGGCAATCTTACCTTTGAATTTCAAGGCTCCACGGTCTGAAAGTCCCAAGTACACACCCACGCAACACTTGTAATCAAAATTAAATATCACGGTGTCACCGGCATTGATTGTTTCTCCGCTTGTTGTCAGAACAGAAATGACTGTCTCTTTCTTAATCTTCATTTTCCACCTCCATAAGTTCACCATTTTCCAATCTGTACCATGTATCCGGCTTCACTTTTTCACCGTCTACCCGAAACATCTTTGCACCAAGAAACTCCCATGCTTTCTGCTCTGATCTGTCGTATCTATCATCATCTTCTTTGCCGATGTATTTCCACTCTGCAAGTACAATATGAGAACCAAGAACACCCATTGCTTTTCCTTTGTATCCCCATGCAACCGCAACACTCTCGGAATCATTGGCAGAGGATGCACCTTTGTAACCTGTCGCAGAGGATGCACCGCAGTTACCTGTCGCAGATGATGCACCGTAGTCACCTGTCGCAGATGATGCACCTTTGTAACCTGTCGCAGAGGATGCACCGTAGTTACCTGTCGCAGATGATGCACCTTTGTAACCTGTCGCAGATGATGCACCGTAGTCTTCATCACTTCCAGCTTCTTTTTTAACTCTACTCATAGTAAAATCAATGGCTGCCTTTACCAGCCCGGAAATATCCAATCTCGCACCAATCTTTATTTTTGTGGATGCAACCTTGGAATCATCTCCACCTCTGTCAAATTCACCGCTCTGCTCCACCTCATGGTAAACAGATTCGTCCGGAGAATAATAACCAAAACAATCAAGTGGATATTCGCAAGCGTGGAATCCACTATGACAAGCATCTGCTGTCTCCTCTTCGTACTCCTTACCTTCTTCGTACTGGAATCCACGGCAAGTCATGTCTTTGTTGAATCCTTTGTAACCCTTAATTACTTTTTCCATTCTTCACTTCCTCCACTTTCAAACTCGCATCATCACTTCTGCGGAACATAATCAACTGACTGTCAACATCAGGAATCTTCCAAGGGTCAAGGCTCTCGGTATCGTCAACCATGATAGGCAATTCCACACCGCACCGCTTCTGAAACGCATTGCAAATGTCAATCTCCGTCAGAATCCTTGCTCCGTGGTTCATGTTTCGGCTGTAAGGCTCTCCACGGTATGTAAAGTCACAACATTCTTCCGTGTCACCATTCACAAGAGGTCTGAACATCCGCACAGTGCAGAAAGAAAGATACTTGTTCACATCAGCTTCCAACAATTCGTTCTTCTTCCGGCTGAATTTCTTTAACAGGTCAAGCTGTGCCTGCACATCCGTGATCTTCTGTGCAATATTCTTGCGCTCCTGTTCCAGTTCTGTGATACGCTTATCCACACTCTCGTTAATGCTTACACTCGCCAAAGACTTATCAACCACGGAAATATCATTGCGTATCTGCTCTTCATCACATTTTAACTGGAATCTAAGAAGATTCATGTCAGTGAATTTGTGCATGGCAGCTTCTTTCTCTGCAATCTGCGACTGAATAGCTTTGTATTCTTCTGTGTTGGAAATATCCACGCTTGCCGGAATGGAATTTAAGACATTATCAGCAATGGCAATCTCTTTTTCCAACCTCTCCATTTCATCCTCGGTCTTTTTCAGTTCCTCACGCTTATGCTGCAGTTCTGCCTGATCCGCTTTGATATGGTCAGCACAGGAAGAACCCTTTTTGGTAATCAATTCCAGTTCATGTGCCTTGTGTACATCAAACTCCGTTCTTAACTGCTCTTTCTTCTCTTCCGGATATTCCTGTCCACAGTAGGAGCAAATCAGAGAGTTTTCATCAAATTTAAGGCTTTTATTCAAATCCCAACTCTTCTTCAATTCCTGTCTCTTCTGTTCATACTGTGCAATGCTCTTTTCCAGTGCAGTGATCTCTTCACGAATGGTATCTGCCTTAAGCAACTCTTTCTGATGCTCATTCTGAATCTGATTCAGTGTTGTGCGCTTCTCTCTTCTGTCCGCATCCAGTTTTTCATTTGCTTTCTGCTGCAATGCGCTCAACTGACCTTTTAACTCAATGATTCCATCAGACAGCTTATCGTAGGAAATCATGCTGTTCTGCGTATCTGTCTGCTGCTTAATGTTCTCTGACAGCTTATCCATTAAAGCTTTCTTTTTCAGTTCCAAATCCGCAAGGTCAATATCCACTCTCTGACGGCTTACCTCGTCAATTCGGCTTGGAATTTCATCCAGTAAATCCTGCAAACCTTTGGTTCCATTTCTTCCCCTTGTGCCGTACAACTGCGTATTGCAACGCTTTTTCAGTTCATCAACAGTGCCGTCCTGCAGAACAGTCCTTAATGCTTCAAACTCCGGAAACTGATTGCAAATGTCATCATTACTGTGCTGACCAAACATATCAGCAAGAATGGCTCTCTGATCCGTGCCACCTTTCAGCAGAAGTGTCATGGCATTGATGCAAAGTGAAAACTTATCTTTTCCGCATACACTCTCTTCCAAAAATGCTTCAAAATCTGCTGCCTTTTTTGGAATATCATTCACATAGTAATCCGTGACATTGCCGGTAAACTCGCCTTTCTTATTGAAGTTCTGACGGCATACTTTTTTCAGAACCTTGTCTGTACCACCAATCTCCACGGTAACTTCTTCGGTAATATCTCCGTCAATGTCATTGCCGTCCTTATCGTGCGGTCTGATTCCGGTAATTTCTCTGCCGTTCTCGTCACGGCATCCAAAAATATACTGAATTGCTTTTTTGATTGTGGACTTACCGGTTTCATTCACCCCGGAAACCTCTGTCCGGTCGTATAAATTGGTGTCCACTACGTTAGAACCATAGAATTTGCAGAAATTCTGCAAAAAGATGTGCTTAATCCTCATTTTTTCTATCCTCCCAAAGATATAAATACAGTGAATTAACAAACATATAGATTGAGACCGGCTTGTCTGTCTCATTGATCTCCTTGTATAGCTCTGTGCTTGGGTTCATCTTATCTACAACCCACTTGATTGCGCTGTACACGCTTTTTTCATTTGTGCTGTGTTTCTCTCCGATAATCCGGTAGATTTCAGAAAGTCTTCTGTTTCGGTTCTCAAACATCAGCGTTTCAACCTCGATGATGTACTGAAATCCCGGCAAGTACTGTTTCAGCCCCAGTTCTACCAAGATTTTTCTTATCTTCCTTTCCATTTCCTCACTCCTCCGGCTTTCAGTCTTCTGTTACGTGGATCATGTCGTCCTCTTCGCTGATATACAAGATTCCTGCATCTAACAGTCTTGCAATCAGAATCTCATTCGCACGGACGATGGGGATAATCTGTCGCTTCTGCATAAAAATACTCCTTTCTTAACCATTTTTTCTTCCCGGTATTGCGGTTTACAATTCTGTAATAGAATGCTGTTTCACGGTCAACTTCCCACTCTTTCGGACTGTAAAATATCTTTCCGATGCACCCTTTGACGGTAAACCGCTTTTTGGCACTCATACGGTATCCTCCGCAAGTTTTCCTTGATTCCACCATGTTACATCATCAAAGCCTTTAGCCGAAAAAGAAGTAGTACCATTAGCCCATGTAAATATTTTCCCATCTTCAAATCTTGCAAAATATCTATGGTTCCAATATGCACTGTCGGAATCTCTTACGTATACTTTTGTGTCCACAGGCACTTTAGACCAATCAACAACAGGTGGTTCAACATATTCCTTCTCTGACCATTCTTTAACTTTTTCATAGCATGATTGACAATCACCTAAATCTCCAAATGTGCAATCACCACATTTCAATACACTGCATTTATGTAAAATTCCGCATTTGTCAAGAGCAATAGAGTTACCAGTCACGGCAATATCAAGAATCTGTTCCGCATACTTCTCTCTGTTCGTCATTTTCCATTCATCCTTTCCAGTTCTGCGCTCCTGGTTAATATCCAGTCTGCGTAATCACTTAATTCTGTCTTTGTAGCTGCGTTCTTCTCTCCGTGGTAAACCATGAGTACAATTCCTACATCACAGTACTTTTCAAACAATTCCGACAAGTAGTCGGCTCCCACATGAACATTACCGTCCACGGAGTAGATGTCCGTCACTCCCAAACGCTCCATTCGGTCTTTATGCCATCTGTCAGAAATCTGCATCAAACCTTTGCACCCGCCGCTTTCCACATCCGGTCTGCCGGAAGATTCTTTCTCGATCATTGCCATGAGCAGTTCCGGGCAGATGCCGTATTCCTCACCGTACTTTACACACGATTCCTGCGCTTCCTCGGAGATAAAACTACCGGCTGGCTGTGCCGTGGATGTAAATGTGATGGAGAGTGCTATTATAATAGGAAGAAACAGCTTTATTGTTGTTCTCATGCGCTTTCCTCCTCGATAGGTTCAATGCCAATCTCTTTCAGCTTGTTGTATAAGAACATCCTGCCTTTCTGTGTCCATACGGTAAGTGGCTTTGTTCCAGTGCTTCCGTCATGCTTAACATAATCATTTGTCTTTGTTCTCACATAACCTTTGCCCTGGAAGTCTGAATACAATATCCACTGGTCACCGACTTTTCTCTGAATGCCGGCTGTTCTTAAAACTGAATTGAACCTCACCGCACTCATTCCGTAGTCCTGCGCAATCTGTGTAACCGTCATGCAGTCGTTAGATGAAAGAATCTTGTCCACATAGTCAACTTTAGGTGTCATATCGGTAATCACGGCATCCATCTGTTGCACTGTGGTCTGTAACTGTTTAACCTCTTCCTCTTTCTGTGCAAGCATCCTCTGTGCTTCGACAACTGCCAGCGCAATCAATTCCTGTCCGGTAGGTATATGTGCCTTAATGGAATCTTCCATTTCGTGAAAACGGTCAATATACTTTGCCGTAAATTCCGTTCCCCTAACTCCGGTCATTTTATGTGCTATGAACTCGCAGCCTTTCTTCGTTACCATGTAGCAAGGCTGTTTCTTGTTTTGACTGTTCTGATAGGTACTTTCTGTAAAGAAATCGGACTGTCCAAAATTGGCTTGTCCTAATTGCTCAACATAAGTGCGTATATCTCTTAGCAGTTTGCTGTGCTCTTTACCTACCATTTCCGCTACTTCCACGGAAGATATTGTTTTCTGCTCTAATTCGTTCATTGTTCTCCTTTCCTAAATTCATTTTCGCCAGTCATAAATAGTATCTCTGCAATAATCTTCTCTTCATGATTCGTTACTCAACAGGAAAAACGATTCCTCGGAAAAATTGCTTACTGTTACCCAAACATTGGGAAAAATCCTACAAGAATCTGACCGATTATTCCCAAAATTATAGTGTAGACAAGTCCGACAATTCTCCATCCGTGCTCGGATCTCCCATGCCAATAACTCATAATGCAAGTCAGTAGAACAAACACTGTAATTGGTATTGTGTCAAGCCAACTATAATGAAGCATTTTCAATATTCTCACCTCTCTTGGAAAATTCCTCCGTAATTTTTATCTTTTTCAATCATTCAATTAACTCCCTGTTTGTGATATACTCTCCTTATTCTTATATAAGGAGGTGAATTATATTGGATTCCAAAGAATATGCATCCGCTTATGCTATTGCTAAAATTTGTGGATATACCGGAAGTTTTGATGATTTTAAGAACCTGTACACCCAATACTATTCAGAAATCTTCAATTCTTTACCGGAAGAAAAACCACAATTAGCAAAAGCCGAAGCAATTAGCAATCCTTTCCAAATCCAGAGCCGTTCCTAAAAGGCGAAATGGCGGTAAGTACTTTGATAGACAAATCAATATTTGTTTCTTCGATTTTCTTATCGCCATCTATAATGCTTTTGTAGTCATCAATAATATTCATGGCAATGTGCTGTGCCATCTCGTCAATTCCAACAAAACGTGAATCAGCTTTCTGAACTATATTTGCTTTACCATTTTTGTCTAATACCACATATCTCTGTTTTTCCATGTTTTTACCTCCCTATTCCAGTAACTCGTCTATTTTTACTCCAAGGACTTTTGCAACAGCCTTTAAATTGTCAACTTGCGGAGCAGATTCATTCCACTTTCGGATAATTCCATTGCTCAATCCGGCTTTCTGCTCCACTTGATAAATATTTGTTCCTTTCTTATCACAAATTTCCTTGATTCTGTCGTAGCATTTCAATCTATCACTCCCTTTCTATTGATTTAGGAATTTAGAGAAAAACTTGACAAAATTTAGAGAATGTTCTAATATAGTAACTGCCAAGAAACCACAGAGAACATTTTTAAATTTAGGCTTTCCTCTAAATCCTAAATTTATTATATAGAGTGTTCTCTATTTTGTCAAGCATATTTTTAGAGTATCATCTAAATTTTTGGGAGGACACTATGACTACAGTAGAAAGAGTAAAATCTATATGTAAAGAAAGGAGAATAGCCATTTCTAAATTAGAGACTTCTTGCGGATTTAGTAATGGATATATAAGAAGTTTAAAAAAGGGAGTTATTCCGGATGACCGTATAGAAGTAATTGCAAATTTTTTAGGAGTTTCTATTGAATTTTTGTTGACCGGTAAAGAAGATGGAGAAAAATATTCAGCAAAATATGCTAGATTAGTTTCTTTTTTAAGAAACGATCCAGATATGGAAGATTTATTGATTAAGTACTACAATCTTTCGGAGCAAAAAAGAAGTACTGCATTTTCCGCATTTAAAATGATAATCGGAGGTGCGGAATGAAGAGAAAAATAAAAGATTCTAATGATTTTTTTGGCTATTTAATATCAATAAAAAATAAAGACAACAATGTTGTATTAGGTAGGATTTCAAAAGATTATGGTGATTCTTCCATAGATGATTTTATTGATTACATAAATGAACTAGAAGAAATGAAATATATAAAAATAAATTCATTAGAAGACATACATATAGTAAAAAGTAAAGAGCATAATTACATAAGTCCTTTTAAAAAAATTATTGATTATATAGGTCCAAAACTTTTTTACGTTTTAGTGTACTTTATGGGATTATGCTCTCCAATATTTACAGAATATTTAAAGAAAATATTAGGTCTATCTTAAGAAATAATTTGTTAATAATCCTAAAAAGTAAATCAAAATTATTAACGCCCAATTTATTTTTTTTCGATTTTTCATTTTTCCCCCTCTATATCGGAGACAATGACATACACATATTTCAATATGTCATTGTCTTCTATTCCAGATAGTATCCTTGCAATTTCCTCTCTGTAAAATTCATTGCTTTCGTTCATCGTAACCACACCCCTCTCCCCTTAATTCTCCGCAGAATCTAAAGTAGCGATACATTACATTATAGAACATATGTTCTAAACAATCAATATATTTGACGCACGTTTTTTATTGTTGTAAAATATCAACAAAAAGAGGACGGTGAAAACGCCAATAAACACCGCCCTCGCCAGAACTTGAAGTCCCTTGAAACAAGGGATGTTACAAGTGTATCATTTGAAAGGGGGATAAAAAACATGATGAAAAAAGACCGAATCAAAGAAATATCGACACATCTATCAGTCAACCGTGTAAATTATATGTTAAGTTTTCGTGGGAATCTCCATGAATTTCTCAATGAACCGGACATGACGGTTTACAAGCTTGCTGATGAAGCTAATTTGCCTTATTCTACGCTTAATTCACTACTATACGGTAATTCCAACGACACGAAGCTATCGACCGCTGTTGCGCTTGCTAGAGCCTTCGGAATAAGTGTAGATGAACTGGTAGGTTGCGGCACTATGGAAGATAAGATGTTGGAATCTGTCAAGATATGCCGCAGTCTGCCGGAACACTCTCTGTACCTTATCCGTTACTTCATACGTCATCAAGCTAAAATCTATTTCAGTCTTGAAAAATCGCACAAGTATATTTCTGTCCTTAATCCACAACTTATGAATGGAATTATCGCAACCACAAATGCTGTGGAACCCATGTGCATAGAAAATTTGCCGGAAGACATAAAATCCAAGGCTTATATCGGTGTGAAAATTCCGTGCGACTACTATATGCCGTTTTATCTGCCTGGGGAAATTATTCTCCTTGCAGCGGATCGTGAACCGCAAGACGGTGAACGATGTATTGTGACCAGTAATGGTGGTATTTATATTGTCGTGAAAACACATATAATTGAGGATGGCGTAAGAAAATGGAGATATGTTCCGCTTATGTCTCCGAACAGCATACTTCCGGAAAATCTTATTGATGACATGATAGGATATGTGGTTGGTTTCGTCAACAATGACGGTGACTGGGGAATCAGATAAAGAGATTAAGAGCATGGCTTTTACACCATGCTCTTTTTGATTGATTTATTTTTGCTTTTAATCTCCACCCATCGATTATCACTCCTTCTGTAAATGGCAATTTAACTAAAACAAATGAAACAGTATCATCGTATTTCAAAACCTATACTGTTAGTACTGATAGCGAATTAACTGATTGCAATGATTTGCCACTATATTCCGTTGGGTACGTCTATCCATCTGCAAAAAATAATGCCTTTTCAACTTCAAATATGGTTTTTACAATCGGAACTATTCTATCTACCACTGTTTATAAGGCGCAATTTGCAATTAGCTCAGATGATGGTTCACTAAAGACTAGGTATAAATCAAGTAGTGGTTGGACGGCATGGAAAGCTAGTTAATTAATTACTTATTAATTAAAGGAATAAAACCAATTCTACCGTTACCACTAATTTTAACCGTAATTCCTTTTCTTGCAAAAATGCTAGTGATATAGTGAGCTTCAATTAGTGTCGTGTTGTTTTTTACATCCGCTAAAGCGATAGAATCACTCGTAGAAGTAGGAATCACTCTAATATAGCCGTCACTTGGCACAATATAATTAGAACCAATAAATGAGCTGATATCAGTAATTTTGCCTAAAGTTTTATCACCTAAATTGCCATTTACATCATTAATGGCTGCATTAGTATCATTGATGTCTTTTGCACCGAATGAGGTTCCTACTTGCGTATATTCGGTAACATCAACAAAAGAAACAGTTCCATCGTCATTTTGAATTTGCTGATATTTTCTTAACTGATTTTTAGTTGTGTCTAATACATCATCAACATAGTTTGTTTTTAAATCTGCCATAATCACACCTTAAATCCTTTCTGGCCGCCAAGCGTAAAAGCAAGTCGGTTCTGCGCTTTTCTTTGTGCTACTAACGTATTGTATATTTTTAACTGCAACGATTCTATCCTGTTCCAGTCTTCATATGTTGGAACCGATTTATTCTCTTTCCATGTTTTAAATTGTTCGGGAAATGAGAAAGTGGAACTGTTAATTTCTGCCAGCGTAGTTTCAAATAAAGTAACTTCATCGGCATAAATAAGATCTGCTTCAACCTTATCCTCTCCAAGATTAAAAGATGATATTTTATACATAGATTCTGCAGTGCTTTTTAGTTCCAAAAGATTATTTTTAATACGGTTATAATCTGTATATAAAAAATAATCTCCTATATAAGTTTCACCATTCCATTCAGAAGACCAATTTGTTTTCGGATCTGTCCACATTATGCTTCCTCCACATCTCCAAACAATTCTATATATTTCTCTGTATCATTCAGCCCCAAATATTCTTTTATATCTTCTTTTGTTTTTGGCACTATTTCTCCGTTTGGATAAAACAAGAAAAAATTACCTTTTTCTGTTCTGAATATTTTCCTGTTTGTCATTTCATCAACATATATTATTTCAGAAGTTTGCGTGTTATACAGAAGACCGTTAATTATTTTTTTCATTACAACCTCCTTATGTTCTCATTGCTCTTCGCAATTGCAATGATCCATTAAAAGCACCATTAAAGTTTAATTTGTGTGTTTCCACTTCTACTTGTAAGCTGTTTACAATATCACTTTCCATGAAAATAATATCAGCAGCTTCCAGCACCGGATCCCCTCTGTATTGAACATCATAAGAAATATTATTCGCATAATAATTCCCAAGCCATTCAGCAACAGTCCTTGCATGATCTTCCGTTGAAATAAGTTGGTTTTCACAATACCTTATTTCTCCAGAATTGTTGATTGATTTCTTTAGATAGACGTTATCTTCAACTACTTGCGGTGTATTATCCTCTCCGTTTTGAAATGTATATATTTTGACAAAAACATCTTTTGTTTTTCTTTCTGCGTATCCATAAGGATTTTCTGTCATTGAGTCTTTTTTCAACTCATAATCAGATAAATCTCCAAAACTGATTTTATCAATCAAAACTCTGTTTTTAGGATATGCTTTTGTTATCTCGAAACGAATACTGTCAAAGTTTTCAAATTCATCATTTAACAATGATTTTTCTTTCAAATCATCATATTTGAAAGTCTTAAGAAGTGTGTCTCCATTATATGTAGATACTTTCATCTCTTTTGGAGGGTTACCCTGGAATGAAATATACAATCCATAATACGTGTATGCTGCAGGAAGTTTTAATGTAAGCACTGGATTCTCCGAAAACAATCCATTTTCATCAGAAACATTTCTCGTAACATATCCTGTCTGTTCGATGGCTGTACCTGTATTCCTCGGAAGAAAAAATTGTGAACCATCTACACGCATAAAATTTCTTGTCAACTCTGCATATACATTGTTGTTTCCATATAATACATTAGTGGCATTTCCCCACCACGCAGTTCCGTTTGATGTAACCTGCATATCTGCCGGATCTATAACATTTGCAAAGTTGGCTTTAATATTTACTCTTCCGTCAGAATCTACAAATAAAATGCATCTTGAAGCGTTGCACAACAACTGTAAACATTCTTTGTGAGATGCTTCTGGCATTGGATTGTGTAGGCTCACATCTCTTAAACAATCGTCAACAAAATACTCATCAGGCTCGAATCCTGCATCTTTTAGAATGCTAATAGCTTCTGCATATGCTGTTCTATCGTATATTTTGTTTCCTATTGTATAGTTGTCTTCCAAAGTTGAAAGAACATCATTCGCGGTGAAAGACATTTGATTTTTTTTAGAGTTCCAGTCAGTCAAAAGCATCGTGGCTTTTTTATGCCATTCCACTGTTTCGTCTGACAGGACCATTCCGTATGATAACTCCATTTTTTGTCCAGTTTCAAGGAAGTTGATAAAGGAATTATCATCGTCTACATTGTATACATTATTTTTATCCAGTATTGTTACAGATAATTTTCTGTATGGAATCTCCGCTGAAATTCCGTTGACAAATTCTTCAAAAGATGATGTTGATACATCATTATTTCTATATGTCAGCCCAACACCCATTACGATTTTTTCTACTCTAAGACGTTTATTTCCTCCGACCATAGACATAGGAATTATTTGTATGTTTGTGGTGTTCCCAATTACATCTGTTGTTGAAAAATCGTGTTTACTATTTGTATAAGTTAATTCTTTTTCATCTGTAACAATTTTGAAGCTAGTTGGGTAATATTTCCCGAAATCTATCGTAAGTCCTTTGATGGAATACTCTTGTGGGAATGTTACTTTTACAGTTTCCATTATGTTTTGTGTAGTTAATGGAGCATTACGTAGCTGGTACAATCCGCTTGTCTCTCTCGGAAGAAAATACATTTGACCGTCTACACGCATATAATTTTGTTCCAAGGTAGCATATTCCGTATATTCTGTATCATTTCTAAATGGCAAAACCTTGTTTCCCCAGTATGCGTAATCGCCGTCAAAATGAGCCGTATTTTGTGCGTCACCATTTACTACACCGAGAGTAATTGATATGTATGCCCTGTCTCTTATCTTTTTCTGCATTGCAGACTTATAAGCGTTAGAAGCTTTTATCATTCTTCCCACCCACAATCAATTAAATTGAATTTACACGTTTCATAGTTCCTATAAAAAATATCATCCAAAAACAACGGCTTACCGGTAGTGTCTCCTGGATACATGGTATATGTATGCCTTACATTGTCGTCCCCAGTAAACGTAACCGGCACAAAAAATGGCTCTAATGCATCTTGCATTTCTTTCCATGTTTCCGCATCTAAACCGTTCCATTGCAGATTATTTATCTTCCACAATTTTCTGCCGACTTTTTGACCGACAACTGCAGCATTTACATTTCTTCCTGAATCAACCGTCTGCGACCGAACTATTTCCATTCCGGGAGCCGGACACGGAAAACGCACTCCGTTTACTATGATGAAATCACTTGGTCTTGCTATCATTGTGTTTTCCTCCACAGAAAAAGAGTGGGAATAAATCCCACTCTTAAGTAATAATTTGTAATCCCATAGCTTTTTGACCTCTTAAATTTGCCCTTGCTATGTCTCTGTCACCGATATTGACAGAGGTTTCTTTTGCAAGCAACTGCTTAAGCAGGTCAATCTCTTGTTGCATCATACGCATTTGCGCTTCTGCTGTGGTGTTAATAGCATCTTTGATTCCGGTGATTTCAACTCCACCGGCAACCGCTGTTTTTCCACCTACTGTTCCGGCAATCTCCGGTACACCGTTTTCTCCTGCCATAAACATTGTGTATCGGCTTGGAACGTAACCGCCAGTTTCAAAAGTAGGAATTTTGCCAAGACTAATACTTCCTCCTGGTGCAAGTTGTATTCCGGCTATCGTTATAGGATCCCATGAGAAATTAAGTTTATCATTTATCCAGTTTGCAAAACTATTCCAAATTTGTTTAACAGCTGCTATAGCATTGTTCCACGCATTAGACAATCCGTCTTTAATGCCACTCCATGTCCATTTCTCGGTAGTAAAGTATGATTTTACATTGTTCCACCAGTTTGCAAAACCAATATTTTTCCACCATGCGGTAAATTCATTCCACTTCGTAGAAAGTGTGTTCTTAATATTTGATCCTAACTGATTCCATTTTTCAGCAGAAAACCAAGGCATGACAGATTCATTAAACCAGTTTTCTACAATAGGTTTTAAATTTTCAAACACTGATACTAGACCGAATGTATCATTTATGTCCAGTTTAAATTGTGATAAGAAATCAAAGAACTGTCTTATCGGCATTGTTTTTGTTAAGAAATCTGCTGCATCAGAGTTCATCTGTTTCCAAGCGTCAAATAGTATTGAAAAATCTGTGTTTTTTATTGTGTCAAAGAATCCACCTTCGCCAAAAAACGAGAAATTTTCATAGATTTCTTTATCATCAGGGAAAAGTGCTTTTCCTAATGATTTTCCGACATTAAATCCAATCTCCCAAGTAACCGCAGCTACTGCAATTGTTGGAACTATTCCTATGCTTGATCCAAGTACTTTGGCTGATAACTTGTCCGATATTTTCCCCCATATGATATCTCCAACGCCAGTAAACTTTAAAAGGCCTATTGCTGTGATAATAGTGGTTTCAATCGGTGCAGCATCAAAACTTCCTTTCCATAGGTCGATTGCCGCATCTATGGCAGTTTCTATGAAATTTCCGGCAGATGTAAAGATTGCTGTCCAATCCATTCCGTCCAAGAAACTACCTATGTGTCTTCCGATTTTTTCCCAGTCCACAGAATCTATTGCTTTTGTGAACCAGTCAAAAATACCAGTTACCAGTTTTGACGTATCCATTCCGGCAACCTTAAACCAGGCATCCGAATCAAACTTAAATGCATACGCCAGATCTTCTATAATATCTTTTACTGGCTTAAACACCTTGCTTACTTTGTCAGCCCAACCCATAGCTGTATTCTGCATCTTGTCAAATGCTTCCTGCCATACTTTTTCGTATTCAGCAGTAGCATCCATGATTTCCTTGGTAAGGTCAATTCCTGCTCCACCAGCAGAAGAACTTCCGCTTGAACCGCTGTTAGGGTCAATGATATTTAATTCATCAATACCAAGCGAATAACTTTTAGCTTTTTTTGCACTTTTCCCTACTTTATCCAGTGCATCTGCCGTGTCTTCCAAATCTTCATTGTACCCGGATACACCTTGACCGAATGACGAAAAGTCAATCTTGATTCCCAGTAAATTTGCCACACTGACAAGCAGTCTCTTAATCGCAATTACGACACCGTTAATGACAGGAAGTACTTTCTGCAATACCGGAATAAACAACTGACCCAGTACCATGCCGGCTTCTTTTACATTGTTGGTAAACTGACGGATCATATTGCTTGGAGAATTGATTGTATTCGCCAAGTCTCCCCATGATACTTTGGACTGGTCTAAGATTGCCAGTAGACGCAACTGCTGTTTCTCTGCCTGTGACATTTCAGATACAGCCTTTTCAATGCCGTATTTGTAAGCATAGGTCTGTAAGGTAGCATTCGTGATATCAATACCATACTTATACAGTGCTCTTGACTGACCGATTAAGCCGGACTGTAAGTTGGTTGCAACTGTACTGTAATCCACGTTAAATAGGGAAGAAATATCACCGGCAAGCATTGTCATGGACTTTGAAATTGCCGTGGTGACTTCTCCGGTCTGCCCTAAAGAGTTGGTAATAGATGCAAGTTGTGAAGCGTACTGCGTAATCTCCTGTAAATTCAGTCCAAGGTTCTTCATTCCGCTTTCAGAAATCAATCCACCTTCTACATCTACTTTCAGTCCGGACATCTTGCCAAGCAGTTCATTTACACGGTTTCCGAAACTCTGTGCATAATCCTCTGCGTTGTCGTAACCGAATTTTTCAAAATCCTTGCCCCATTCCTTGCCGACTTTATTGAATGCTACCGTGTAGTAGTTGAATGCTTCGATATAGTCCGTGGTTCCCTCTATGGACTTCCACAGACTTTTGATTCCACGAATCAAAAGGAAATAGGTTGCGTAGAATCTGCCGAAAGCCGCTGCAAGACTGAATGTGCTCTTCGTGGCTCTTTTTGCGCTTGCCGTATAGGTGTTCAGATTCCGTCCTAAAGAGTTTGCGGCTCTGCCGGATGCCGCACCAGTAGATGCCAATCCTGCCAGTGCATTTGTCATGCGGATAATGTTCTCACTGACATTCGGAGCGGTTGAAAGAGTTGTAAATAACTGCTTCAAATTCTTTGCTAGTAAAGGAATGTTTGTGATTGCTCTGCCGGATGCCACACCACCAAGTCTTGAAATCGAAGATGCTATGCTCGCAATATCCACTACTCCATCTACTTTTGTTCCTGCCATGTCAGCAGAAAAAGTCTTCAGTGCAGATGAAATTCTGCTTAATCCGCTTGTATCTATTTTCCCCATTCTGTTAATGGAATTTGTCAACGTGGAGATATTCTTAATACCGCTCGTATTCATAGAACTGGCGGCATTTGCGATACTCTGTATGCTATTAGAAATGCTTGTCAGTTTGGATGTATCAATGGACAAGCTTTTCTGAAAATTCGTAAGGCTTGATGCAAGTTTATCCAGTGCATTTTTGGCTTTGTTCGCATCCGCACTGATTTTTATTTGAAGATTATCAATATCTGCCATACAGCACCGCCTTTACCGAAATAAAAAAGGAAGTGTCTGTCACTTCCAAGAAAAAGAGCGGTAAGCTGTGACACCTACCGCTCCTAAAATTACTTTTTGAGATATGCTCTTGTGACTGCACCGATTTTTCCGTCCACTTTGATACCTACACTCTTTTGGAATGCTTTTACTGCATCAGAAGTGGTTTTTCCAAAATATCCGTCAATGTTCGTCTTACCTTTCGCATTTACAGAAGGCATAAAGCCTTTTCTTACAAGTTCGTACTGCGCCCACTTGACATCATTTCCCTTCATCATTGTCAGACGCTTGTAATAAAGAAGTCTTTCCGGCTCTGTATAAGGGTTGCTATGGCTTGTAGAATCCTCATATACGGCATCTAACTCCTTGTACCATACATTCATGTCCACATTTCCTGCAATGCCGCCTACACGCCCTTTAGAAGTATACTGCCATCCTACCATGTTCGGTACTTGCGGTTGATACTTCACATCACACTTGCCGTTATTCTTGCCGTACCGTGCAATCCACATGGGATAACTCACACCGCCATAAGGCTTAATGTATGTCTTGTAAAAACTTTCCCCAGTGTATACACCGAATGCCAATCCTGCATCGGTGATGACCTTGCCGTAAGCATTGATAATTGAAATCAGATTCTTACCGAGATTCTTCATCACGGCATCTTCAACATCCATCCAAACCATAGGCTTACGGTTTCCAAGAATAGCAAGCACTCTATTAGCATCAGAACGTGCTTTTGCCACTGTGGTAGCATAGCTGTAGTTATACACGCCTTGCACTTTCATTCCGTATGCTTCACAGTTCTTCCAGTTCTCTTCAAACTTCTTGTCCGGGTTCAAATCCTTACGTATGACTTTCAGAATAGCAAAATCAATACCGTTCTGTTTTACCGCCCACCAGTTAATCGTCCCCTGGTATGAGGACACATCAATTCCTGTTAAACTCATGTTTGTTTCTCCTTTTTTGGATGTGATAATTCAAAATTAGCTTGCATTGCCATAAGTCCTGCTAGGAACGCTTTCCTTTGCTTTTGAAGTTCTTTTTCATTATTAGCAATGCCCGCACGTTCCATAATAGGCTTGTCAATATACTTCGATTGTGCTTTTCGACCGTTTAAGCAATGGTCTACTGCAACAGATGTTGCTTCTAGTCCATATTCTCCCCACCACATCCACATTTCTCTGTCTCTCTGCTTCATTTCTAACTTATGCGCTTTTGCATAAGGTTCTAAATCTGCTGGGCAGGAAGAATCTATATCTTTTACTGTAAATCCGTATCCTTTTGTACATAAAAGCCACATAGGACGTACTTCTTTACAGTATATTTCCCATGTTAGTTCTTTTACTTCTTCTGTGCTTTCTTGGAGTTCTTCTCCTGCTCCCGTTTCAGGAGCTTCGCTAAAAAACCGTTTTCAAGTAACTCTCCTTGCACATCAGCAAACAACTTCTGAATGTCGGATTCATCAGAATCGAAATAATCGTCAAGCATGGAATAAACTTCGCTTAACTTTGCTTCTTTCTGCTCCTTGTTGTAAGGGTCAAAACCGTATTCATCAGAATGGTATTTCTGTAAACCGACAAGAATCAATTCCGGCAGTAACATGAGAATGTTATTCACGGATTCAATGCCGTCTTCCTGCTTTTCAAGGTTTGCCAGTTTCTTGATAATGTTGTTTTTTACGGTTGCCTCGTAACCGAATTTAATGTTTAGTTCCTTTTTTCCAAATTTTACTGTCAGCATATTTTATCCTTTCCCCAACATTTTGTTGGAAAGGAGCCGCCCGAAGACGGCTCTCTTTTGCTTAAATCAATGTATCGTCTACCGCTTCATCAAAGTCAGCCACGGCAGTGTTATTTGTTTCTGACTGACTTGCTATTCCCCCGTTGTCAGTGCAACAGTGGAATCCAAACCTTTGTATTCCTCAATGGTAAGGTTCATTTCAATCGTCAGAAGTTCATTCTGTCCGATCTCTGGCTGTGGAATCTGCTCAGGTGGCTGTGCCACAACAAAGAAAGATTTCTCTTCTCCGGGAATGACAGTTTCAAACCACATTCTATTTCCACCAGTAAGAGCCTTGTAGGCTGTGATAAGTGCAGTCCATTCAGCCACGGTCTCCGATGTGAAGTTGACTGTGACTGCAAAAGATCCACCAGTATCTGCACGACCTTTTACATATCTGGTGATTGCATCTTCTAACGCAGAAGCATCAATCTGTTCCGGTTCAATGTTGATGCCGCCAATGGCATTAATTCTTGTAAGTTGCTTAAAACTTGTAGGTTTTGTTCCGGCGGTTGTCTCTGTACCATATCCGAAAGTAATGCCTAAAGTAGAAATTCCGGCTGCTGCCATAATTTATACCTCCTTAAATTTGCATAAAAAAATAGAGCCATATGGCTCTAATAGTTACAATGTATCATCAGCACCTACTGTTCTTCTGAACCGTGCAGTGCTTCTGTATGTGTCCTGCGAAGTATTATTGAACTCCGGCATGGAAGTTATTTGAAATCGCAGACGTTTGAAAAGTCCGGCAACCGTAGCCATAATAGCTTCAGCTTCTTCTTGACTTTCGTTGGTTATCACATCCACCTGGTACGATGCTGTGATTCCATTAACAGAACGTCCTTCAAGGTCTTGTCCTGTCTCTGTGAACGGCATAGCATGGAAATAAACCGTAGGGAATGTAGGGTCTGACAAATCCTTGCTTTTGTCCGTTACATACGCTTTGGGATGGCTATGCGGTATCTTCATTTTTAAGTACGATGCAATCTTTACTTTGAAATCTGATACCCACTGATATTCATTATCCACTACCAAACACCACCTTTGCTGTCTGTGATACAATATCACGAAGTTCTATTGCAGTCAGATACATGAATGGTCTTGACGGCATACCTTCCGTAAAATACCATTTACCGTCATCCGCAGGATAAAACCATCCATATTTTCCGCTTGCATCCTGCCAGTCAACACCTTCCGGTAGTTGATATGGATATGGCGACTGCTTTCCAACAACACCAGTACCAAACTCTACGAAAGCCGCATGGTCTGTACCGGCAACCACCGCCCAAACACCGCCACCCTTTACGGAGCCAACATATTCCGAATGGATGCTTTGCAAAAGTTCCGATGTAAATATAGCATCGAGGTCAGCAATCTGTACTCTAGCAATCTCTATGCCCTTTTCTGCCAGTGTTTCAGCTAGTAGCCTGCATTTATAGGTTAAACTATTTTCATAGTCTTTAAGAGCCTTTACAGCCGCTTGTATGGACTTTTGGTCAAACAGGTTGATATTGATTGTCTTTCCCATATGTTCCTACCACTTCTTTAGAATAGTCACATCCGTGAATCCATACACCTTTTTCAGTGAAAATTCCATTTTCCAGTTTTGGAATAGTTAATTTTTCTTTGTCACATTCCATAGTCAATCACCTACTTCACCGTCTTTTGCAACAAAAACAAATCTGCTGTCAGTCCCTCGTCTGCAACGCCTTTGACAACATAGTCCGCAGTCTTGCTGTCCACAATTCCGTCATCGTCACGACCTACTTCCGACTTCTTCCAGATAACATCCCCTGCCTTAATCGGCAAATAGCCTTTGTCGGTCACAATCTGACAATACGAACTGGAATCATCAATACCAAATTCCTTTACCAGTACTTCCGACAGCTTATTGCTGATGTTGGCAGAAAAAAGGACGGGTTCTAAAAATTCCGTAATCGTTCCTTTGATTGACGGAATTTTTTCACCTGCCACTTCATCGTAAATAATGTTACCGTTTTTGTCACGGTTATAAATCGTGACTTTTTCTCCCTGCCGTGAGTACTTCATGTCCTGCTTGTTAATGTCAAGCATCTTTCTTCACCTGCTTGTAAATCTGATTTACACCAGTGCTTGCCAAACCGGAAACAATGCCTACCGCAATCGCATTCAGCACATCATTTGCCGGGAAATCCGGAATAACATACATTCCTACTACTCCGAGAATGCCACCAACAATGCCAACAACAACCGGGATGTAGTTATCCTTAATAACCGGAATAAGCTTCGCTCCAATACCGGCAAGATAGCAAATAACCACGATTGCAACACAAGTTCCTACCTGTGAAAAATCCATCATTCCTTACCTCCGTTCTCTTTAATGTTAAGTCTTTCCTCAATTCCATCAAGTCTATGATGCGCAGATGCCGTACTGGCTTCAACCTTTGTCAGCTTCTGTTCATGCTCTGCAAGCTCTTTCTTCATCTCTGAACGCTCGCTTTTCATTTCATTGATAGTATCAAGGATGGTGTCCAGTTTCATGTTGATGCGTGTGTTTTCTTTCACACGTTCCTCAATATCCTTTGTGTCTGTTCTTTTGCTGTTTTTCAGACCAATGTAGACGGAAAAACCGAGTGATAACACGCTTATAATGATTGCTGTAGATAACTCTATAGTCACATCATATACCGCCTTCCTTGTTTGTTGGCACACCGCCCACCACCCTTAAAGTGTGCCGCCTGCAACATTATTACTGGAATCAGTAACATAGTCACGCACAATCTTCTAAAACCCCTCGATTTCGATGGGGTTATAAAACTTTTGCAAATGGAAATACACCAACAAACAGATCCTCACGGTCTCTCCATGTTCTCGACACTCCATTCTCTGAATAGCTTGCCATGAAGTTTTCACCGGCTTGCGATCTGTCATACACGACAAGATTAACCACCACAGACTGAAATTTTTTCATATCCGCAGCAATCTTCTCTTCCGTGTAGCTTTCCGGGTACATTCTTTTTGCTCTGATGTCGGCTTCTGCCTGACTAATAAGTTGTTGCAAAAGAGGATTTTCTTCCAAATGGTCAAACACGACCTTGGGGCTTTCAGAATCACTTTTAGAATCAATATGAAATTGTTTCAGACGGATTTTTACTTGCTCCAAAGTCGTATATTCTGCCATGTGTTACCTCTTATTCATCCTTTGCTACTACTGCCTTGCTACCAGCCTTAACTGCCTTGTAAGATCCATCGCATTCTACTACGGTGATAATCTTTCCAGTTTCTGCGGTAATCTCTTCGCTACCATCCCATGCAGCCCACGTCTGTACAGATTTTCCATAAGTTACAGTTTGAGCGGATTCTCCAATCTTGTACTTATAAGAGTTACCTGCGCCTTTGCTAGGGCTTACAGTAATCTTTGTTTTACCATTATCTGTGGCGCTTGCAATACTGGTAACAGTCAATGTACCAAGAGTGTTATCTCCTGTAATTGTGGACACTACAATGCCGTCAATTCTTTCTGCGAAAAGAACAATGCCAGAAATGACAGTGTCCTTACAGGTCATGTTGTCATAATCCGGCGTTTCATGGATTCCAATATATCCGGTTGCATCAGAAGTAAAAGTGAATGCTTCATCCAGATCCGCACCGTTTACAGGAATGTAGTACAGAACAATATTATCTTTTGCGGTTGCATAGATGCTTCCCTTTGGTACAGAACTGTTAAAGATAACAGTGCCAAGTCCAAGGAAGTTCTCTACATAGGTCATGCCAAAAGCATTTTGTAAAGAGATTTGTGCGTTTGCCAGATAATCTGCCACATCCAGCGGATTCATGAAGTATACTGCTTGAATTTCATCATCTTCAAACAGCACCTGTAACTGTCCCCATGCCTGTGCAAGTGCAGCCTGGAAAGTCTTTCCAGAAGCAGAGCCTGTGCCAGTAGAAAGAAAATCAAAGAAGTTCTTACGGATTCCCTTCTGCACATCTTTCAGCATTTCGTCGCCAGTCATTACAACCGCTTGATCGTACCCCTTTTCGATGATGGCTTCTGCGGAAGTGGCTTTTCTCCACTTCTTCAAAGTAATCTCTTCATAGTTTACGGGTACAGTTTTGTATTTAGAAAGAGGAATGGTATCTCCTTCTGCAACCAGTCCATCTTGAAGAGTTCCTACTGCCTTGTAGGACTTCAACATGGTTCCTGCTGCCTTAGGGATTTTTCTGGTTACTCCAAGGGCTTCTACCAACTTTTTAATGGAATACGCAAAAAGGTTTACGAATTCAATTTCTCTTGCTCTTGCAAGATCATCTTTCTTAATCAGATTGTTTTCTGCTGCCATAGTTTATACCTCCTAAAATAAATCTTGATTCATTGCAATAGCACGTCTGCGCTCATTTCTGTCCGGAATTGCCATAATCTGATCTTTGGTCATACCAGAGTATTCGCCGCCACCGATATTCACTCTTGGTCTTGTGCGCATCCATTCAGCCTGTGCTTCTGCTCCTGCCGCTTTTTTTTCGTTTTCAATAATAGTTGCAATGGCGGTATGGTCATATTCCGAAACCGCATCAATCAACTTTTCAACAGATTTTTCAGAAACTCCCTTGTAGGCAGCTACTGCCTTAATGTGGTTAAGTTCCTTTCGCATGGACTCTCTTTCTTCGTCCGCAATTCTCTGTGCTTCTGCTTTTGCTTCCGCTTCCTGCTCTTCCGCAGTCTGCTTCGATCGAAGTTGTTTCTTGTACTCTGCTGCTTCCGAACTAGCTTTATCAGATCTGTTTTTATACTTCTCTTTTTCAGCTCTTTCCGTAGCAAGTTGCGCCATGAGTTCTTCAACAGTAGGCTGTTTGCCTTCAATTTGTTGTTCACTAACTTCTGTTGTTTGTGTTTCTGTTGTCTGTGTGGTTACATCTGCCATGATTTTTACCTCATTCTTTCTTAATCTTGCTCTTTATACTTTTTCTCTAAGTTCTTGCGATTAACGTCTTCTCTGACGTAAGGCATATAAAAAGCCACTGGGAAAACCCAATGGCTTGATATCATGATATTTATTTGTCTGTACGGCTCTTATCAATTAAAGGGCTGTTAGAAATTTGGTCTGACAAGTCTTGCATTGTCCTTTCCGAATTTGGTTCTTTTTCTCCATCCCCACCTTCTCCAGCATTTTGGCTATTTGTTTTATAAATAGTTTCTTGGTATTTGCGAACTCCTTCTCCACTTCTGCTGCATACCTTGCTTGGATCATCGAAAAACGGGATGGAATCAGTAGTATCTTCAAGACTAAATCCATGACTGAGCATAGTAGCCATTGCATTCACCTTCGTTGACATTTCGTACGTTTTTTGGCGTTTGATGTTTGGCTCTAAATCCGCTATTGTAAGTTTCCTCATCGGGTCATCTTGCGGAACATAGGAAGATGCATTGATAGCTGCTAACACAACCTCAACCTCTTCCATTTTGCACGAATCAATAATCATTTGCTGTTTTGATGCCGCTGCTTCTGCATGACTCCACCCTGTAGCATCACTCATTGCGACACCAGTACTGCCACCAGAATTATCATTTCTTTGCGGTACATTGCACTTTTGCAAGATTGTTTGTCTCCGTACCTGTATATTGTTAAGCATTCCTTCGTAGTCATAATTAACAGCAAGTGCTTCTACAATAGGTGTTTTTCCATCGGATGCCGTATATGTTTGCATCCATTCGCCAGATTTTGGCTTTCTTACGCTTTCTGTAACTGTGCCATCTTCGTTTTTTTCTTCAACAACAGGAAAATCAACATCATTTGTGTGCCATATAGCTTGTGTATTCTGGTCGACATCATTAGAGAAATCCGAAATCATAAGATTCAAATTATCCATTTCGGAAATTTGTCGCTCCCATACTCCCATACGATCATAAGACCGGAAATACTCAACAATAGGGACAACTCCTAAAGGATTTTTTTCTCCGCTTCTTTCTTCGTGTTTCCATTTATTAGCATCATCTTCAACAGCATCGCCATTGATGATTTTGTTCATATCCCTAATTTCGTATCTGCTGTCTTTGCTGTAACAAGTGTAGTATGTACTTCCGTTGTTTTTATCATGCCGGAATGTTACTCCAAGCATTGTTCTTCGATCTGTGTAATAGCTTGACTTGATAACAAATGAAGTCATTGGATTAAGTACATCATACGTAAAATATGCTTTCCCAGGTTTCCATTCTGTATTTACGTCGATTAAAACATTGCAAATAGCACCTATTAACATAGGTCTTGCAATTTCTTGTGTTTTTGTTTTGATTTTTACAAGATTGTATTGCTTATTAAGGTTTTTTACTCCCTCTGCAATCTCTTTATCTTCTGCATCTCCAGTCTGAACCAACGTAATAGGATTCCCGAAGCCGAATGAACTCCAAAATTCCGTTATCTCATTTGCCACATTATCTACGCAATGGCAATCAATGTCTGTTCTTACTTTCTTTTTTCTTTTAAGTGGCTGATTTCCTTCATCATACTCCATGAGGTATCTAATTCTTGCTGCATTTACCCTATGGTCTGTTATGGCATTCCTCAAAACATCAATGACATTTTTGTATGTAATTTCTTCTACATCCGTATAAAGTACAATTCTTCCAGTTTGCATTTTTATCACCTACATAAATGTCATTCCGCTGCTCTGATCTCTTTTTGGGATTTTCTTGATCTCACGTTCTCCGGTCTCTGTATGGTAAACAACCATCTTATTGCAATTCCGGCACTTATATGTCTTGTCGATGTGTGATTTTGAACTGCATTCACCGACCAACCTTCCGCATCCCGGACAGTACACTCTAATTTTTTGGTTAAAAATCATAAATACCTCTTTTCTGCGCACAAAAATACCGCCCTTGCTGATAAGAGCGGTACTTCTGGAGTCTTCACATGATCTGAGGAGGAAATAAAAAATATCTTGGAATCTTTCTGCATCTTAATAGTATCACGGAAAAATCGGACATATCGGACAAGTTTATATGGAACTATACGATTTCGTATGTTTTTTCAAAAATATCAGGCTTGCAAGGGTAAAATTCTCCATTTACTCCTTTTATTATAAAATCATTTATAGATACGTTCATATATCCCTCTAAAGTTTTTATTTTCATGATTACATGAGGTGAAGATTTTCCTGCTCTCCAAGCATCATCGATAATTTCATATATAAGTGATTTCCCAACAAATGCTTTTATTTCATCTAAGTTAATGCCATTCCATCTAATAGCTTCAACAATAATAGGTATCTTTCTATATTTTGCCATTTTTATACCTCCGTATTATTTTAATTTGCCATATAGCGATCAAATGCTTTTCTTACGCTATCCTCTGTGTTTCCACCACCGATTCTATCAGCAACCTTGTTCCATGATAATTTTTCAATAAATCGTAAATTTATGATCCGTCTTATACGGCTGTCCTGAACGCTTGCAATAAATTCTTCGACTTCATTATTTTTTTGCAGTAAATCGTCCTCTAAAAGCTGTAAAGTAGCTTTTCTTGAATAAAGCAATGTTCTTTTTCTGCTGTACTCTGGATAAGGGAATCCTTCAATACGAAAATGTTCAGTGCCGCCGCATCCACCTGATACGCTGTCAACAACATTCCCATCCGATTCAATTTTTCTGATATCCGATTCAAGTTTTTTAATCTTCTGCTGTACTTCTTTGATTTCTTCCTGTAAATCTATGTATTGAGATAAAACCTCTTTGGTCACCATTTGATTTACCTCCTATATAGGGCTTGACAAAATTACTGTTGGCTTTATGTATCCGCTACGCATCTCATTTTCAAACAGTGCAATGCTATCCGGTGCATCATCGTGTTTTACTTTTCCGCTACGTGTCATAGTAGTTAATTCCTTCATGAATTTGTAGTACTGGCTCTGCCTGTCCATTTTCTTGAAATCACGAAAATAGTAATCACGAATTACATTATCCCTTGCATTTTCCATTCTCGTAATTTTGTTAGAACAGTTAAATTTAAACCTTGCGCTACATCTTCCTCCCTGTGACTTTACAATGTCCATAACATCACGACCAAAATATTCCCCGGCACTGTTGCTCTCAAAAGTGACTGTTTTAACATTGTGCTTAATAAGCATATTTGCGCATTCAGGCTTTGTGAACTGTGTTCCTGCATTATCAAATACTACATCAACGATATATACCTCGTTACCGTACACATATCCAACTGGCATGGCGCAGCTATCTTCTCCCTTGTCGGCACTATCGCAAGCCGCCATGATTGCATCCGGATCTCTATCAACTGGAAGTTCCTCAAAATAATTTAACTCACTTTCAGAGAACATTCTTCCCTTTGCTTCGTATGGCTCTTGTTGAAACTCTGCCGCCCAGGTTTCTTCGGAAACAAGTTTTCTTTCTTTCCGGTAATAGTCCGTAGTGAATATTTTTCTAAGGCCTTTCTTGTCCTTACGGTATATTTCCCAATTACTTTCATCTGTAACAGGATCCAGTGCCGGAATTGCAACTTCTCTCCATCTCCACCCAAGTTCATCAGCCTTGTTCTGTAGTGCTGTAATAGGGTCATACAGGCTGTATTTTGTTCCTTGGATAATAATGGGGGTGCCCTCTAATCTACGTCCTAAAACGTCATCTGTGACCTTTTCACACAGGAACTCTAATCGGTCTCTGTTTCTTGCTTCCTCATGGTTTTTTACGCAGTCATCAATATAGACAAGCACATTTGCTTCGGTACAACCTACGATTGCACCATCAATAGGTCTGCAAGTAAATGTTGGAAATATATTCTTGCTTTTTAGGTCTATGGATAAATTCTCTGCGCTCTTATATCCATCCTTGCTGATTTTTGTAGCTTCCGGAAAAACGCTTAAAAACCGCTGATAGGTACTTTCAGTCTCAAATCCTTGTAAAAGACCACCGTAAAATCTCTTTACCAGTCCTTCACCTTTTCCGACACCGAAAATACTTCCGTCCGGGTCTCTGCCGCCCATCATCTGTGCTAGTTTCAGTCCACCGGTGGTCTTGCCAGTACGTTTCGGTTGCGAAACTGATAGGAAATCCAGTTTTCCATCGTAAATTTCCTGATATGCTCCTACTACCGGCTTTAGAACCTCTCTTCTCGGAAAATAGAACCGCTTCCACGGGTCTTTTTCGTCAATTTCGATGTAATAAAAAAAGCTATCCACAAGATAAGCCGATTCATACATCAGAGCATTGTAGAATTGCTCTAAAACCTTGTATGAAGTATTATTATCTCCTGCGTATACTTCCAAGTCCGCAATTCTGCCGCCGGTTTTATCTTTGACATATTGTGCAATATAAGTTTTTGCTTTTGCCGATTGCTGTAATCCGTACTCAACATCGTGTTCTGACCGGAAAGCAACTGCTAAAGCATCTATGTACGCATCAATGACCTGTTCATCAATTCCCTTGCGCTGTATGTAATTGTCATAGCTGTTTACTGCCGATATAAGGCTCTGACTTGCCAATATAAAAGAGCCTCCTTCCCTAAAATTTTGGAAATTTGGCTCTCTGCGTAGGCACTCTACGACTGGTGCTCTTTTTATTTATTCACTTGCCTTAAAATTGTATACCGGCTTGATAATCGCCAACACATCGACTGTATCTTTGATGTTCTCGACAATTTCATCCAATGTCTTGTATGCCATCGGAGATTCATCTATCGTAGATTGATTAACGGATGTTGTATATATTCCGTCCATTGATTTTTCAAACTCTTCCAACGATACCAATTCTTTGGCTTTCGTCCGGCTCATTACTCTACCGGCTCCGTGCGGCGCAGAACAATTCCAATCCTCATTTCCTTTGCCAGTACCGATAATACATCCATCACGCATATTGATTGGGATAAGAACCTTTTCTCCGTACTTGGCAGAGATAGCACCTTTACGGACAATATTTGAATCATGGTCGATATAATTGTGAATACACTCGAAGTAATCCGGCATATCTGCATCAACGCCCCATCCCATGTGATTGCATATAATCTGAGCGATCATAACACGGTTTATGTAGGCGAATTTCTGACAAATTCTCATGTCATGCAGATAATCTTCCCTGTATTTGCCATCTAAGTAGCACAAATCCTTTGGAATATTCGGATTAACAGCATTGAAATTCCTGTGCAATTCTGCTATTGCATTTTGAATTTCAGATTTTCTTCCGGCGGCTTTGTATTCTTTGATAAGTCTGTCCTGCTCTTCATACAGTTTATCTTTGCCGCTCATAAGTTCAAATGCAAGATTCTGATAGTAGTCTGCTACCTGTTTTCCGAGATTGCGGCTGCCGGTATGGATAACCAAATACTTATAACCGTCTTCCGCAACATCAACTTCAATGAAATGATTACCGCCACCGAGAGTACCGATAGAGCGTTCAATGCGCTTGGTATCTCTCAATTCTCGGTAGCACTTCAACTCCTGTAATTCGTCGAATCTGATGATCCTTCCCTCATGCACATCTCTTCCGCTTGGAACATAAGAACGAATCACATTATCCAACTTTTCAAAGTCAACATCCGTCTGACCAAGGCTTACACACAGCATGCCGCAACCAATATCAACCCCAACAATGTTTGGGATAACCTTTTCTCCAAGGTCTGCAGTAAATCCAATAACACATCCCTTTCCTGCATGAACATCCGGCATGATACGAACCTTACAATCTTTGAACGCATCCTGCGCAAGCAATAATTCAATCTGATCTACCGCTTCCTGCTCGACGTTCTTGGTAAATATTTTCAAATCGCTCATTATCTCTCTCCTATTCTATTGATTTTACCGCACTTCGGGCATTTGATTTCAGCCTGTCCGCTGAATTTACCTAACAGGCGGTTGCATTTGCTACAACGATGTTCGGACAATTTTACATAAAAACATTTTTTCAAAGTTACCTCGTCTTCCTTTGAATTATCCATAATAACCGGCTCATCTCCCAGCGTTGCGCATTCAATTTTTATATTTTCAATATTCCCGATGTTTTTAGGTGTGACCTGTCGAAACGCATAACGTTCTATATTTTCAATTACTGCTGTCATGCTCATTTTTCCACCAACTTTCATATCAAACCAAGCATATACAATATTTCCAGTTCGGATACTTCTTTTGCTCCTTCTCTGACATGAACCAAAATTTCCTTTATTTTTTCATTATCTTTTTCTGTCATTCTATTTTTGTCAATTATTTCATCGATGCAGTAATATAAACAATTCCCATATCCAACACCTAAACGACTTCCATAAAATGATTTTCCAACAATATCATAATTTTCAGTTTTTAAAATATCGTGCTGATAATCTAAATCGCACCACTTTTTATTATCTTCCAGTTTCTTTTGAAGATATTTTAAGAAATCTACTACTCTTTCTTCTCTATCACTGATGTATAATATCGTGTCTTTCATTTTATTTCACAATCCTTCTGCTTTCTTCCATCACTTTACAGTTCCTTGCAAAATCTCTTTCAATAAAACTTTGCGGTATTCTTCCAAAATTTTCCAAAGCGTACTTATCTACCGCTTCTTTTGAAACATCTATACCAAAATTTCGTAATGCTTCTGTTTGTGGTTGATAATCTTTCAATCCATTCATCCTCATATCCTCCGTAACCCATGCAGACGGAATCGAACCGCCAACACACATCCTATGCGGATGCCGCTCTGCCACTGGAGCTATACATGGGAATCGCACCGTAAAAACCTTTTATGGCTTGCGCTTGCCATAACCAAATGTGCACCGCCTACTTGTCACTGACTATCCACAATCTCACAGTCTTGTCTGTTCTCTACTTCATAGGCTTGGTTTTCGCTAAACATATGTGGCTTACGTTTTAGCTAGGGAATAGTTGCACGGAGAGTCGAACTCCGTCAGACCAAACCATGCCAATGCATTTCAAATCTGCAAATTCTACTTTGCAAAGAGTTTTCTGTTCCCGATAATACAACTACTATCCATACATCTCCCATCGACCTGAACTATTGCAGTAGTACCCGGCTAAGTGGAGATAAAGATAAACGCCGTACACAGGATTTGAACCTGCAAGCCTTTTACAGCCAACGGTTTTCAAGACCGCTCCCTCACCACCCGGACATACGGCAAATATAGCATGGTTAATTGCTAGAACAGGTATCTCAACTCACAATTATGCATATCCCCCTGCGAACAATGATATGCGTTCCCACTCGTATAAACGCAGTGTGTAGGATTCGAACCTACAAGGCGAATAAACGCCCGGCGGCTTAGCAAGCCGTTCCAATACCATTATGGGAACACTGCATCTTGATGGTGCGATTTCTTGAAACAATCCATCCGTTACGACTATCAACCACGCACCTGCCCAATAGCGTCTTTTAGGATTGAATGAAAAAGTTGGGATGATGGGACTTGAACCCACAGCCTATGCCTTAGAAGGACACTGCTCTTTCCATTTGCGCTACATCCCAATGATCGGTACGAGATTCGAACTCGCGTTACCACCGTGAAAGGGTGGTGTCTTACCACTTGACTAACCGATCATGTGCGTTTCCATAAGCTGTATGCCTACATTTAAGGCGCTGACACAGCGCAACACTTATGGCTATTTTTATTTTCGCAGGACATCCGCCAGTTACCTGCTAGTTGGGAGCTACCCAACCACCTACGCCAATTTTATGTTCGCAATGGCTGTGCGGGATTTTAATGTCTTTACTGACAACCCACGGATTAAAACCTACAACGGTATTCCGCAAAAACCGGGCTATCATAAACCGGTTAAACCCTCACGAGCCTTGCGACGGCTCTTAACAGCATTCCGCTATGAGGGGAAAGGAGTATTCCATGTAGATGGAATATTCGCAGATGGCAAAGACCGAAAGAAGAAAACATCTGCGAAACAGGACTACCAGGATTCGGACCTGGGATGCAGCAGTCAAAGTGCTGTGCCTTACCGCTTG